CTGGTGGGGCTGGGCAGACCCTCGCGTGTGGGATGTTCATTCTTGGTTCTGGAATTTATCATTGCCCATAGCGGCTGTGCTTCTAATGGCCGGAGTAATGTGAAATGACGATTATTGTCCCATCAACTTCGTTTACGACGTCAACGACAGCGGGCGACCAAATCAACGCCGCGCTGCGGTTGATTGGGCAATTAGCTGAAGGCGAAGTGCCGTCTGCGGCTACTGCGCAAGACGCGCTGACCGCCATGAATCAGATGATTGATTCGTGGAACACCGAGCGCCTTAGTGTGTTCTCAACGCAAGACCAGGTGTTTAGCTGGCCCCCGAACGCTATCAGCCGCACGCTGGGACCGTCTGGCGACTTTGTGGGCAACCGCCCCATCCTGCTGGATGACTCGACGTATTTTAAGGATGCTTCTACGGGCATTTCGTTTGGCATCAAAATCATCAACCAGCAGCAGTATGACGGCATCGCCGTTAAGACGGTGACCAGCACCTACCCGCAGGTCATCTGGATTAACATGACGTACCCCGACATCGAGATGTACATTTACCCCGTGCCCACACGGGTGCTGGAATGGCATTTTATTTCGGTGGACGAACTGCATCAGGCCGCGTCGCTATCAACCGTGCTGGCGTTGCCGCCAGGTTACTTGCGGGCGTTCAAATACAATCTGGCGTGCGAGCTGGCGCCGGAATTTGGCGTCGAACCGTCGCCCACCGTGTCGCGTATTGCCATGACCAGCAAACGTAATCTGAAGCGCATTAACAACCCAGATGACATCATGAGCTTGCCGTACAGCATTGTTGGCACTCGCCAGCGGTTCAACGTCTTCGCCGGTAACTATTGATGAAAATGCCGATTTTGGGGCAGGCGTATGTGGCTCGCAGCGTCAACGCTGCGGACAACCGCATGGTCAATCTGTTCCCCGAAGCCACTCCAGAAAACGGCAAAGACGCTGGCTTTCTCAACCGCGCGCCTGGGCTGCGGTTGCTAGCAACGCTAGGCACCGGCCCGGTCCGAGGCTTGTGGCAGTTTAACGGCTACGGTTACGCCGTCTCTGGCGACACGCTATACAAAATAGACGCCGCGTGGAACGCGACTGTACTGGGCACCGTCTCTGGCACTGGCCCGGTCAGCATGTCCGACAATGGAACCCAACTATTTGTCGCCTGTAACCCCGCCGGGTTTATTTACAATTCCAGCACTAACGTGTTCGCGCAAATCACCGACCCTGATTTTGCCGGCGCGGTAACGGTAGGTTACCTTGACGGGTATTTCGTTTTTAACCAGCCAAATTCGCAAACCATTTGGGTTACACAGCTTTTGGATGGCTCATCTATTGACCCGCTGGATTTTGCCAGCGCGGAAGGGTCGCCGGATGGTTTGGTGTCAATCATAATAGACCACCGGGAAGCGTGGTTGTTTGGTACTAACTCTGTTGAAGTCTGGTACGACGCCGGCAATGTTGATTTTCCCTTAGAGCGCATTCAAGGCGCGTTTAATGAAATTGGCTGCGCGGCACCATATTCGGTTGCCAAACTGGACAACGGATTGTTTTGGCTAGGGGCTGACGCGCGCGGTAACGGCGTCGTCTACCGCGCCAACGGCTACACCGGTCAGCGGGTTAGCACGCACGCTATCGAGTTCGCTATCCAAAGCTACCCGACCATTTCTGACGCGATTGCCTACACCTACCAGCAAGAAGGCCATGCGTTCTATGTGCTGATTTTCCCGACCGGCAACGCGACTTGGGTCTACGATGTAGCCACTGGCGCGTGGCATGAGCGGGCCGGGTTCAGCAACGGGCAGTTCATGCGCCACATCAGCAACTGCCAGATGAATTACAACAACGAAATTGTGGTCGGCGATTACGCCAACGGCAATATCTATGCGTTTGACTTAGATGTGTACGCCGATAATGGCGCCGAACAGAAATGGTTGCGGTCGTGGCGAGCGCTGCCCTCCGGGCAAAACAACCTTACCCGAACCGCGCAGCATGTCGTCCAGTTGGATTGCGAATCCGGCGTAGGACTAAACACCGGGCAAGGCAGTAACCCGCAAGTAATGCTTCGCTGGTCTGACGACGGCGGCCACACCTGGTCGAACGAACACTGGGCATCGATGGGCGGTATTGGGGCGTATGGCACCCGCGTCATCTGGCGCCGGCTGGGAATGACCGAAAAGCTGCGCGACCGGGTGTATGAGGTGTCCGGTACTGACCCCGTTAAGATTGCCATCATCGGCGCCGAGTTAATTGTAACCCCGACTAATGGCTAGCCCACCCAACACGACTAATATCACCCCGCCACGGGTTCCAGTAATAGACCCCACAACCGGGTTAATTTCGCGTGAGTGGTATCGATTCTTACTAAATCTGTACACCATTACCGGCGCCGGAACTGGCGTTACGCCTATTGCGAATGGCGGAACAAATTCTACGTCTACGCCGCAATCCGGCGCCATAGCGTACGGTGATGGCACGTCATATAGATTTACGACGGTTGGCACTGCAGGCCAGGTGCTGACCAGCGCAGGGGCTGGCACGCCTACTTGGGCCACTCCGACCACTGGCACGGTCACTAGCGTCGGGCAGACGTTTACCGGCGGCCTCATATCAGTGGCCGGGTCGCCCATTACCAGTTCCGGCACCTTGGCGTTAACGGTTGCGGGGACGTCGGGCGGCATCCCTTACTTTTCATCCGCAAGCACTTGGGCGTCTTCGGCGGCGTTAGCGGCGAATGCTTTGGTCATTGGCGGCGGCGCGGGTCTAGCGCCTGCGACCACTACAACGGGCACCGGCGTTGTCACCGCGTTGGGCACCAATGTTGGTACGGCTGGCGCATTTGTGGTCAATGGCGGCGCGCTGGGCACGCCGTCCAGCGGCACGGTGACTAACCTGACCGGCACGGCGTCTATCAACATCAACGGCACTGTAGGCGCTACAACACCCACCACGGGTTCATTTACGACAGTTGTTGCGTCAACTAGCGCAAGTGTGGGTTCCGCTGCCCCAGCAGGCTCTAACTTTTACAACAACAAAACTCTAACTGGAAACACTAACCCGTACTCCAATAGAACTGTTGCTACCGTGCAAACTGACGCAACGGGCATTGCGCGAGGCTATACAACTAGCATTGGTGTTGTTGCCGCCCATCCGACACTTTCTAGTCTTCAGCATTTTCTTGCCGCGCAGGCATCTTTTAACGGTTCTACGGTTACAGACCAAAGAGGGTTTTACGTTAGCCCTACGCTTGTTGGCGCGACCAACAACTATGCGTTTATCGCCGATGACTTTTCCGCCACAACCGGCACCGCGTATGGATTTTATTCAAATAGCAACATTTCTGGGACGGGTACGGTTTGGGGCTTTTATGCCAACGGCACGGCTAATAACTATTTTGGCGGCAAAGTTGGTATTAGCCGAACCCCGACGACCAACTTGGACGTCAACGGTTCGATTGCTTTTCGAGCGCCCAGCTTAACCAATGCGGCCACTTATACGGTAGCAACCACCGACGTATCGTTGCGGTTCACGACCACAGCTTGCACGGTTACCCTGCCGGCAGCCGCAAGTTTTACGGGGCGCATTTTGTATTTGAACAACGTTACCGCGATTGCGGTGACTTCTGCCTCATCGAACGTCATTCCCTTGGGGTCCAACACGGCAGGCACAGCAATTCTTGCGGCGACCGCAGGTAAATTTGCTATGATTCAGTCCGATGGAACCAACTGGATTACAATGATGGCTAACTAAGCCTTCGGAGATTGTTATGTCAGTCACGCTTTCGCCGCCCCCTAAATTGCAATTCTTCGACGCTTACGGCAATCCATTGTCCGGGGGGCTTTTGTATTCGTACGCGGCTGGCACCAGCACCCCGTTGGCAACTTACAACGATGCTTCGGGCACGACGTTTAACACCAACCCCGTCATTCTGGACTCCAGGGGTGAGGCTAATGTTTGGCTTGGCGCCGCGTCGTACAAGTTCAAATTGGCGACCGCCGCGAACGTAGAACTTTGGACCGTTGACAACATCATTAGCGTTGCCGCGCTTTCGGCGGCTACCGGCGCGTCGCTTGTTGGGTTTATTGCTTCAGGCGTCGGCGCGATTGCGACAACCGTTCAGACTAAACTGCGCGCGTCCGTTAGCGTTAAAGACTTTGGCGCGGTTGGGAATGGGGTGGCGGATGATACGGTTGCCATTCAAGCGGCCATTGACGCAGTGCAGACGGCTGGCGGCGGCGTTGTGTTGTTTCCGACAGGAACATACAAGACCACATCAACAATCACGCTGCAAAGCACGGTATTTTTGTCTGGATACGGCGCGACGATTTCGTGGTCGGGTGGTGCGTCGTCCG